ACAGGCATTGCTGGAATCACTGATACTAACATCCCACACGAAGGTGGGGGGCGACTCATAATTAAAGCAGAAGAACTGATGGATAAAATGAGAAAAATGAGCGCTCACGGTTTTCGTATCACCGATCAAAAATACGCGAAAGTGCAACATTCCGATGCACTCACACTGATTGGATCATTATCTGGAAGATACGCCAAAGACACAATGAGATCCACCGAGCAGTTAACAATGACTGATGTTGCCACAATGCTGGACGCATTCGTTGATAAATTCGCCTTACCGACTATCCGGCAAAACAATGTCAGCATACCAGACCTTGATCCATTCACTAACGGTGTCGTAAGTCTTATCAAACCCACAACGATCACCTTTTTGTGCGCATTACGCAAACAAGCCTTAACACCAGGGCTGTTTGAATATCACTTAACTGAAGCATTCCGATCCGTCGATCAGAAATGTATGCCGAGAGATGAATACGACAAGCTACTTGAAAGCACAAAAGATTTTTGGGTGTCGTTCTTCCCGAAGAAACAAGTTAAAGCCAAGATGCAAACAAAATCATATGATTTTGTTAAAGTATCGCAAGGTGTCAGTGCATACAACAAACAAGTCAACTTGCTCTACGCGGCTTTCGGTCGTATGATCACACATTTGTTACCCGGACTACTTAAAGACAACGTGGTTATGATGTGTAACTTAACCGATTGCGAATTTTCTGAGAAAGTCGGCAACTTATTATGCGCATTCAGAGATGAACACCCGAACATGATTTTGGACCGGAAAGCTGGCGACTTCTCCGAATATGACAGCACCCAAGGGTTGATGGCTTACATGCTTATGTCTGTGATTTACATCTGCGTCGGAATGCCTCTAGATCTTGTCTTTCGCTACCGGGACCACAGCGATCGATGGACCATGTTTGCGTCGTTTTGCAAATTGATCGGCGAGCTCAAATTTCACTCCGGCACTTTCGAAACTTGGTTAAGGAACACCTTTTACAACATGTGCAACATCGCCATCATGTATAAGTGGGACCACCTCGCCGTATCCACTTTCACTGGTGATGACTCTGCTCTCATCGGTGCCGGCGTTACCTTTGATTTCGCCTCAAAATGGTTGTCCGACCATGGTCTCCAATTGAAGAACGAAGAACCACCGGTGATTGAATTCGCCGGTAAATTTATTTTATCACAGGCGGTTGTGCCTGATGCCCTACGCCGCGTGGCCAAATATTTGTCCAAAGATTACAAGGACTACCATCAATATCGGGAAACCATCATCTCATTGCGAGGCGGTCTCGAAATGATTCAACAGCAATCTGACCTCGACGAGGCCTGTCTTGCCGCCAACCAGTACTACAACGCCACCGGACTTTTCGATTACGTACCAACTTCTGCCGAAATGCAAATGCTTTATGGTTTCTTACACCAAGAAGCGGACCATCCTAGAACTTTCGACCAAATGATCCACTTCCATAAAGATATATTGCCAGTCGCGCAGACGGCAACCAAAAACTAATTTCATTATCAATCTCAATCTCACAACAAGTTAGTTAGTTAGTTTACCACAGTTAATTAGAGCCTTCGTTCCAATACTATGACAACAATAGTTAACAACCGTAACATCACCAAAAATCCACGCCGCCGCCCGGTTGCCAACCGTCGGAAAGCCCCACCAGTTCGACGCACGCGCGTGGCTAACCCAGCGCGTCGCCGAGCACCGATCCCCCTGCGTAGAAAACGAGTACCACGCAACCCTTATGGTAGTTTCTCAATAGCGTCGCGACCACGCGGCCCTGATCCACGATCCATGCTTTCCGTCGTACAATCCTCACCCGGTGGACGCGATTTTCTATCCTGTCGAGTCGCACCTTTCAATGCAAACGGTGGGATGTCATCGATCCCTGATGGATCGATGTCAAGGAAAATTATGCTCGATCATCGTGTTCAAATACCTTTCGCACTGGGTACCACTGGTGCCATGAACATCGCTATCACACCATGTTTGCCTTATCCTGTGTGGTTTCAAACACCTACAACTGACACTTACATCGCTGCCGGGAATACCTATAATTCATGGACATCAGCATCTTACAACGCCATTTGTTTACCTGGTTGGGCTGATGGGGGTGTCGCATTACATGACACCGCCGGATCCTACGACGATTTCCAAGTTGTCTTCAACTCAGGTCGATCACGTATTGTCACGGCCGCCTGGTCTATCACATACACCGGATCTACAATCAATAATAGCGGCTCAATCCGAGTTAACACTGTTCAAACCGGTACATTATCACCTACACCAAATGTTGCTACTTTCACTGTGCTAGATAGTATCACTGG